GAAACTCCGAAAGTAACTGGATATGTTGCTACAACATTTGAAAATGTAACTCAAGGAGATGCAGTTTACGCTAGGGCATCTGATGGATTTATTGGTAAAGCAATTGGGAATGATACTTTTGACAAAGCTAAAGTTGCTGGATTTGCAGAAACAACAGAAACATCTGGTTCACAAGTTCGAGTTTTAGTGAGAGGGATTATTGCAACATCTGGTTTGAATTTTGGAAATGAGTATTTTTTATCTGCAAGTTCTGCAGGTTCTATAACAGAAACTCCTACTACAGGATCAGGTAATTATTTAACAAGAGTTGGAGAAGCCGGGTCTACTGGTCAATTTATTATAAAAATAGAAACACCAATTCTTTTAAGCTGACAGTTTACTGGACGTAAAATAAATATAACTAGCAATTCAATAATCTTTGAATTGTATCGGAATATAAAATGGCAACAAGAAAGGCACTTGTTTTAGTTTCAGGTCTATTTCAGGAGTTAAATTCTTCTTCTGATAAATTAGATTTTACTGGAAATAGTACAACCGATTTAAGTGAAGGTTCAAATCAATATTTCACAACATCTAGAGCTAGAGGTTCAGTATCTGTAACTGATAGTGGTGGTGATGGGTCTTTAGCTTACAACAGTACTTCAGGAGTAATTACATATACAGGTCCCTCAGCCTCTGAAGCTAGGGCACATTTTAGTGTAGCTGGTGGATCAGGATTATCTTACAATTCAAGCACTGGAGAGTTTGGAACATCTGCAATACCAAATAGTCAACTTGCTAATGATGACATAACAATAGGTAGTACTGCAATTGCACTCGGAGCCAGTCAAGGAACTTTTACAGGTTTAACTTCTTTAGCCTCTACAACTTTAATCTCTGGAGTTGCTGATGCTGCAAATTCTATAAAATTAGCAAGTGGAAATATAACTTTTGAAGGATCAACAGCAGATGCAAATGAGACAATACTTACTGCAGCTGATGCATCAGGTGGAGATAAAACTTTAACTTTACCAAATGAAACTGGAACAATATTATCTACAGCATCTTCAATTGCTAATAGTAATTTAGCCAATTCCGCTGTCACTATTGGATCAACTTCTATAAGTCTTGGAGGAACAGCAACTACCTTTACTGGTTTATCTTCTTTAACTTCCACTACGTTAGTTGGAACAACAATTATTTCTGGATCAGCTGATGCTGCAAATTCAATTAAAATTGTAAGTGGAAATATTGTTTTTGAAGGATCTAGTGCAAATGATTTTGAGACAACTCTTACTGTAACTAATCCAACAGCGGATAGGACAATTACATTCCCAGATGCAGCTGGCACCGTAGTTTTATTAGGATCTTTGAGTGTAGCTGCTGGATCAGGATTAACTTATAACAGTGGAACTGGACAATTTGGAACTAGCTCCATACCAAATGCTCAATTAGCAAACAGCACTGTGACAGTTGGAAGCACAGCTGTAGCGTTAGGAGCAAGTGCAACAACATTTACTGGGTTAGCCTCTATAACTTCAACTGCTGTAGTCACAAATGATAGTGGATTTAGGGTTAGAAATAATAGTGATAATACAAAAATACTTGCTTTAGATTGTTCTTCTATCTCAGGAAGCACAACAAGAACATTAGTAGTTCCTGATTCAAACGGAACAATAGCAACTCAAGCTTATGTTCAAGCTCAGATTACCGCTGAAGATCTTGACATAACAACAGATTCTGGAACGATTGCTATCGATTTAGATTCTGAAACTCTACAGCTTTCAGGAGGTACTGGTATTGATACGAGTGCTTCTGGCAACACAGTTACTGTGGCTGTAGATTCAACTATAGCTACCGAAAGTTTTGCTACCGCAATAGCAGTAGCGTTAGGATAGTATTATGGCAACCCAAGTTCAATTTAGAAGAGGAACAACAGCTGAGCACTTAACATTTAAAGGTGCAGATGGTGAAGTAACTGTCGATACTTCACTAAGAACCGTTGTTATACATGACGCATTAACAAATGGTGGTTTTCCTGTATTAAGACAGGATGGTACTAATTCACAATTTGAAAGAGGATCAACTAACAATTGTGCATTAAAATTTGCTGGAGATCCTAACACAGGAATTATAAGTCCAGCTTCTGACGAATTAGCCTTAGTAACTGGTGGGTCTAGTCGTCTTACAATAGATTCTAATGGAGCTGCTACTTTCACAGGTAATGTCCAAGTTAATGGAGATTTATCAGTGACAGGTGGGTTTGATTCCGGGGAAAACTTAGCATTAATTATTGCTTTAGGATAATATGGCAAACACCTTCAAAGTCGATACAAAATCAAGTTGTGTGACAGACGCACATACAAACTCAAGTGCAAATGTTTTAACAGCTGGCGGTTCTGCTACATTAGTTCTTTTAAGTATTCTAGTAGCAAATAAGACTGGAGCTACCGCTGATGTAGATGTTTTTTTGGTTACTAATACAGGAGATGATGTATTTCTTTTAAGAAATGCTCCAATACCAGCTGGATCCTCACTTGAATTAATTAGTGGATCAAAAGTAATTATGGAAAGTAGTGATGTTTTGAGAGTTAGAACTGATACTGCTAGTGCTATTGACGTAACTGTAAGTTATCTAGAGCAGACTTAAAATGGGATTATCAGTAAATAATGATCTTGTAAGTTTATCTGATAATTTTGAAAGTCTTAAAGCAAAAGTTGAGGCTATCGAAATTATAGTTTATGGTGAAAAAGTTTTAGAATTAGATGATTCTACTTGGGAAAATATTAGAAAAAAAAGAGATTATATTTTAAAATCTACAGATTGGACAGTCATACCAGGATGCTCTGTTGACCAAGCACAATGGTCTGCGTATAGACAAAATTTAAGAGATATTCCTCAGACATACACAGTAATTACAGATGTTACATGGCCGACTCAGCCTTCTACTTCTGGACCTAATAGTTAGAAAGTTCCCATATTTACTGAGCTTAAAATAATTAAAGAAATAAAGAAGACTTCTAGTTTAATCTGCTATGCCATATATTGGAAATACTATTCGTGCTGCTGACGATTATAGATTAATTGATGACATAAGCAGTGGATTTAATGGCAGCACCACAAGTTTTGCATTACAAGTTGCTGGTTCTGCTCCAGTTCCTTTTCCAAAATCACCTCAACAGGTTTTAATATCAGTAAACGGAGTTATTCAGGAACCTGATCCTACTGGTACTTCAGGATTTAATTTAGTTGGTACAAATATAGTTTTTAGTTCTGCTCCTACAAATGGGCATGCATTCTTTGGAATAATATATGCAACTGCTGATTATCTAAATTCAGGAGGTAACTTCCCTACAGGTTCTTTAGGTGCTCCAAGTATTACATTTGTCGGAGATGAGGATACAGGAATCTATAGAAAAGGTTCAGGTAGTGTAGGCTTTGTTTCTGATGCTACTGAGATAGCTAATTTTGACAGTAATGGAATAACTATTTCATCTGGAAATTTAATTATTCCTGACAGTATTATTCATAATGGAGATACAAATACAAAGATAAGATTTCCTGCTGCTGACACGATTACAGCAGAGACAGGTGGTACTGAGAGACAAAGAATTAATTCTGATGGTCAATTATTAATAAACCAAACTGCTTCTAGTGGTTTAGGTAGACAACTTCAAATTGGATCAAATACTGGTTTTGGAGGTGTATCTTTAAATAGATTTTCTGCGGATACTGGTTCTTCTGGTCTTGACTTTATTAAAAGTAGAAATGCAACTATAGGAAGTAATACGATTGTACAAAATGACGATAATTTAGGTGCTATTACTTGGAGAGGTGCGGATGGAACAGATTTTGCAACACCAGCAGCACAAATTAAAGTTGCGGTTGATGGAACTCCAGGTTCAAATGATATGCCAGGTCGAATTATGTTATTTACAACGGCTGATGGAGCATCGTCATTAACAGAAAGATTAAGAATTGATAATGCAGGTAATGTAGGCATAGGTATAACAAATCCAACTACAACACTTCATCTAGATGCTAGTGGTGGTGCTGTATTACAGCTGCAAAGGACAAGCAGTAATGCGTCAAACAGGTTAGCTATTTCACATGATGGAACTGATGGGACATTAGATTCTTCTAATGCATTATTGTTCCGTAATAACGGAGCAGAACGTGCCAGAATAACTTCTGCTGGAAGGTTAGGTATAGGTACAACAAATCCAGATGCCAAATTAAAAATAAATGGATCTAGTGCCTATACAGTAGCAAATTCAGGACGATCAGTAGAAGGACTTGATATTCAGGCGACAGCCGGTGGTAGTGGTAATTTTGGAGGGGCTATTTCATTAGGTTCATCTGGGAGTGGACGTTCAGCCATAGCTGCACTTCAAGATGGTGCTGATTCTGATAGAACTGGCTTAGTTTTTATAACACACGATTCTAATACTGCTGCTGATAATTCAGCAGAAAAGATGCGTATAGATTCTACTGGAAGAGTAGGTATTGGAACAACAGCTCCAAGCGATAAATTACACGTTAGAGGTGCATCAGCAGCTTTTACAGCATTTATTTTAGATAATGCTACTAATTCCTCTAATCCTTACAAAATTACTTTTGGAGACCAAGGTCAGGTAAATCACCTAGCAGTAGCTAACAGAGAAATAACATTCGGTACAAATAACGCAGAGCGTATGCGTATAAATAATATAGGACAAGTACAAATTGGTGATACAACTGCAGCTGATACAAGTGAAATGTTAAAGGTTGATGGTGCTGGTGCAAGTGACCACTGTGGTATAGGAGTTAAAACAAGTAATAATGTGCATGATGGATATATTGCCTTTCATGATTCTGATGCAAACTTTAGAGGACAAGTAAGATATGACCATAGCGTAGATGCGATGTTCTTTAATACAGCTGCATCAGAACGTATGCGTATAGATTCGTCTGGCCGAGTTGGTATTGGTACATCAAGTCCAGCAAAAGCTCTTGAAGTAGTAAGTAACACAGTTGCACAAATACAGTGTGGTATGGCTAACGATTCTGATAGAGCATCTTTAATGCACAACGGAAGTAATTTATATTTAGATACAACTGCTGGTGGTTTGATATTTAGAGGTGCTAGTGAGGCAGAACGTATGCGTATAGATACGTCTGGAAGGTTGCTACATGGTGTCACTGCAAGTGTGGATGTTGGTTCTACGGCTGCTGCTAATACACAGATACACAGCGGTAATTCAGTATTACAATTAGCAATTGCAGGATATGGTAATAATTCTGGTGGAGCTATTTTTGCTTTAGGTCATTCAAGATCTGGTACAGTTGGTGATGCATCAGGACAATTATCCAATAATGATGAAATAGGAACAATACGTTTTGCTGCTAGTGATGGAACAGATATGGAAAATACAGCTGCATTTATAACTGGTCTTATTGATGGTAATGTATCTAGTAATTCAACTCCTGGGGAATTAGCTTTTGGAGTAAATAATGGTGCTGGATCTAATGCAAACTGTATTTTAATAAGATCAGACTTTGATATATTTTTAGGTGGTGCTTCTGGTGCAAATAGAATGTTCCAAAGCAACTCGAGAGGCTTTGTTTATGATCATGATGGTGGTGGTGCACACCCATTCATAGGTGTCCAACACTCAGCAAAAACAACAGGTGCTGCTGCATATATCTCATTCCAGTCACAAACTTCAGAGAGAGGAAAGATTGCAGAATCAAACAGTGGTAATAATGTTACTTATAACACAAGTTCTGACTACAGATTAAAACAAGATGAAGTACTAATATCTGATGGAATAACTAGACTGAAACAATTAAAACCTTATCAATTTAAATGGAAAGATAATCTTGAGTATGGTTATGTTGATGGATTCTTTGCACACGAAGTCGGTGACGTTATAAAAGGTTCTGCTACAGGATCTAAAGATGAAGTTGTAACACAAGAAGGACTTGATGATGGAACATACAATAAAAACAGATCAGTGGGCGATATGGTTGCACAAGGTTTAGATTACAGTCGTTTAACACCATTACTAACTGCTGCACTTCAAGAAGCTATTGCTAAAATAGAAACATTAGAAACTAAAGTTGCTGCATTAGAAGCAGCATAGACCGCAGCTATGTCTATAAGTTTACTAATTTTAAAATAAATAGTGTCTAAACCTGTTTTAATTGGAGATTAATCCTAATGGCACTTTCAGAATCAATCGAATACGACAAGATAGAAGTTGTCGGAATATACAAAGCGGTGCAAATCCGTAAAGCAACAGTAATCAAAAAAGATGGTGCCGAACTAACAAGATCTTTTGAAAGATATGTACTACACCCTGGGGAGTTAGACGCTTCAGATAATCTAGTAGATACTGATTTATCAGCAGAACCAACAGAAGTTTCAGCAATATGCAATGCAGTATGGACTACTGATGTAAAAGCTGCTTGGAAGGCTAACCTAATAGCAAATAAACCAAGTAGTTCTTAATTTACTTAAAGATAAGTCAAAGTAAAATTAAAATATATTGATTATTGTAAAAAAATGGCTGTTACATGGAGTGTTGTTTCTCTTGATTCAACAAAAACAGTAGGAAGTTTATCTGATGTAGTGACTTCAGTTCATTGGACTGCTTCCGATAGTGAGACTGTTGGTGAAGATACATACACAGGAAGTTCATATGGATCTGTAGGATTAGCTGAAGCTGATTCATCATCTTTTACTGCTTACGCTGATATTAAAGAATCTGATGCAATTGCATGGGCAAAAGCTGCAATAGGATCTGATGAAGTTACTGCAATAGAAACAGGTATCGCTGCTCAGATTACTGAAGCTAAAACACCAACTACATCCTCTGGAGTACCTTGGTAAAATTAGCCATTTTAAACTGGTTATAACAAAGACAGTTATTTTAGATGGCATACATAGGAGCAGAACCTTTACCAGGTCAGAATAGAGAAGTTGATGACATATCAAGTGGTTTCAACGGTAATGCTACAGCATTTACTCTACAAGTTTCTTCTGTAAATGTAAGTCCAGAAAGTGCAAATAATATCATTATTTCTTTAGGTGGTGTTATACAAAATCCCGGAACTGATTATACAATTGCTGCTAGTACCATAACTTTTACAACAGCACCTGCTTCAGGCCTTGATTTCTTTGGATTACTTTTAGGGGCTGGCATAAATACTGCAACTGTAGCTGATCAAGTTATAACAAACGCAAAAATAAGTAATACTGCTGGAATAGCAGGATCTAAAATCGCACCAGATTTTTCAGCAGTTAATGCTGTTACTACAAGATTTATGGTTCCTCCAAAAATTACCACAACACAAAGAGGTAATTTAACAGGATTAGTTTCAGGAGCATTTATCTACAATACATCATTAAATAAACTACAGGTATATAATGGTTCAGCATGGGAAACAGTTACTAGTTCTACTTAATATGTACTGTTGCATGAGACATATCAATTTAGTAAAATTTAATTAAATACTTAAAAAAATGCAGAAAATTTTTAACGCTATTGCTGTTGCTTCAGGAGTTCTTACTTTAACAGTAATAGGTGCTGGTATCTACGGTTATAAATATATAACCAGCGATAACTTTGAAAAGATGATCAAAAACAAAGTTATGGGAGATATTCAGAAAGTGCTTCCTAAAGCTATCGAGAGCGAGTTACCAGACACCACAGGGATCTCTATACCCTTCTAATGAGCATCCCAGATATAGATATACCAAATATATCTATACCTCATATACCAGTTCAAGTAATAGAGCCAGTAAGAGTATTTGGAGATTATGTAGTTCACCCTTCTTTTAGTGAGCCATCTCTACTACTACCTGGCTGCTATAAAACTCATCGTGATGCTAGTAGAAATTCTAATCTTGTAAATGATGATCCCACAGGCACGTTTTGGAACTGCCCTTGGGGTGAATTACCAGAGATAATGCCTATTCAGTTTGATAGATCTAAAATGATTTATTCAAATGATGTGAAAGAAGAAAAGAAAAAAGAAGAACCTGTAATAGTTAAAGAACAAGCAAAGACAACAATTCCTAAAAAAGATAAAAAAGAAACATTTTTTCCTCCATGTCCAGATCCTAATTCAAAGCTTAGAGTGGGTTCATTTGCTAATGAGAAACGCTTAGAGAAAGTTAAGGAATTTAAGTACAATGAAGACAAGACAGAATGCCTAACCATCTGGGAAGATGTCACATATGTTGATCAGTGGCTACCAGAGCCAACCCTAGTCATAAACACGGTAATAATAGCCTCTATTGCTGCTAGTAGTCCTATTTTAGTAAATATTATTAAAGGATTAACTAAGAATATTGTTAAGAAAATTACTTCTCAGAAGTCGAAAAAGAATGATAATGCTTCTCAATCTGATTAGGTTTTGGAGTTAAATATACGTCTTTACATACGTTATAAAAAACAGAATCTTTCTTTACGTTTATTCCATTCGCAAGAAAATTTCCACAATGTTTTATCCGGGCCACATGCCATTCAAGTTCTAAGTTCTTAAGCTTTTGATTTTGAATACCTATTTGAGTTGAGGCTGCTTCTTTACATAATTTACCCAGCTTCCGATCCAATGGGATACTAAAATTTAAAGTAATTCCTGTTCCAAGAGCATAAGAATCCTTGTTAGTACCTGAATAGTTTTCGGCGTAGTACAGTATACGACCGGGATTATCGGGAACACCGTCTGGTATTGGGTTACCTTCATCATCAAAGTCACCTATCAAATCTGTTGGGTCGTACACTGGTGTACTATATCTGTGATCAAAGGGTCGCTGGAAATTTGTATTGAAAGTTGAGAAGGGAGTGATATTCATCATAGGTCCCTGACAGACTATGTTTCCACCATATTGATTAGTATGAAAGTTACCATTATTGACATTGTAATTTTGATTTGTGACTGATCCTGTATTTGATTGACTTACTGAACTAGCTAATAATGATGTTGGAGAAAGAAGTATTAGTAAAGCTATTTTTGAAAAATTGATTGTGTGATCTGAGTGCTTTCTACGGTTATTTGGCGATTTATAGTTGTGACATTGGACAGCCCTGGTCCAGAATAATGTTCGCTTAGTTGGAAGGCAGCTCCGTCTTCTGTTTGCACGAAGGTTGGTTTTGTACCGAAATTTAAACCAGTCCATGAGTAACTAACTCCATCTGCAGTTCCATTGGTTTGGATAGCACTTGGTATCATACTACCGCTGTCTTGTACTTCTACGCCAGTCCCAGACACACTATAGGTATATCCTGTATTATAGTCTTTTGAAACCACGGATTCAACTATGGTTTGTGTCGTCGTGGTAGTAGAATTCATAGTCCCTGTTGTAAACGCACCTGTGATTGGTGAAGCTTTTAAAGGGACAGGTAAAAATATTAACAGCAATAAGAGCCGTTTCACTATTCCAAGGTCAAACCAACTACAAATTGACCAGTCACCGTAGTACCTGCTCCACCTGCAGTTATTGTTATGTCATTTTTAGTATCAATAGTACCAGCGAGTGAACCTGCTGTTCCTGCACTTGTACTTGTAAGATCGCCAAATGGTGAGACTTCTCCAACTGTTAAGCTAGTAGCTACGGTATCTCCGGCCAAATAGCTACTTGAGAAAGCGAAGCTGTCACCGGCAGTTAACTGGCTTGCAGTAATTGGTGTATAAACATTCACGCCATTTGTGGCTGCTCCTAAACCGCCTACGCTACCTGCGGTTGTTCCGTCGGTAGTATTGACCCCTGAGCCACTTATGCTTAGAGAGTTACCAATACGATCTGCTGCAGTCGCAGCTGCTGCAACCTCTAGCTTTACTGAAGAGCTGATTGAATGATAGATATCCGCCTTCACACTAGGGGTTAGTAATAAGATTAATAATGGGAAATACTTAACCATTTGTCTAAAACTAGAATTAATACTTATAAGTTTACATGAGGGTAAACTTAGTATGTAAAGGAATAAAAAAATGACAGAAAATCCAAAAGAAAAGAAAGGTGTTTTCGCAAAAATAAAAGAAAACATAGATGACAAAGAAGAGCAAATAGCTTTTATTTCAGTCATTGTCAGACTGGTTGTACTAGGGTGGTCCGCATTTATCGTTAGCCTTAATTACATAAGTATTCCAGGCTATTCAAATGAGCCCAAAGATATTACATTTCCGGCTTCGATTTTGACAGCTGCGATTTCAACATTTGGGATTGAGGCATCACGTAAAAAAGGAGAAAAATCTAAAGATACAGAAAATAAATCTGGTGCAGTGACTACTCAGATATTACGTATTGAACAGGCTCCAATCAAAATAATTACTGAGAGTACAGGTAAATGATATGTACAGCAACAGACCACGAAGAAACTGGGGAATTATAGCTTTAGTCTCGGTTTTAGGGATATCTAATCTTTCTTTGATGAATACTTTAGTTTCTCATAAACTAAAAAGTCCTTATCCAAATGTAAACGTACCTGTAGGTCCTTATACATCTTACAGTGTTGTAGCTACAAAGAATGGATATACCCTTAGATATAAAGCAAACGATCCTAAAGTTTTAACTAGATTAAAGAATTTAGAAGAGCCAAAAGGTTTATTTGGTAACAAGCAAACTAAATTACATTCAAGAGAGACTTATACAATGCAAGGGGAAGGTAGCAAAAAAGATGTAGAGGGAACCGTAATGACTGATAAAGATATTGCTTGCATCAAAGTTGAGGGTAGTGGTAACTCTACAGGTAAGCTTGTAGGAGCCTCTGTAGGAGTAAAGGCTGCACCTGCATTTAGCAGCATCCCAATAGTCGGATGGCTTGCTGCTGGCTTTGTAACTATGTTTGCACAGGACAAAGGATCAGAAATAGGTGGACAAATAGCTAGAGACTACAATGATTGTTAATAAGGAATTATAGGGTTATACTCTAAATAGTTACTTATTAAACATGTCTTGCGGATTAGAAATGGAAAAGCTTAAAGATTTTGACAAGCAATTAGATGAACAGGCTTCAACATTAGTAAATAAAATTCAGCAGCTGGAAACTGAATTAACTACTACTAAAAATACCTATTTAAAAGTTTTAGGTGCAAAAGAATTTTCAACCTCATTAATTAAAGAAGCTACACCAGCTGAAGAAGCTACTGCTGAAGTTGTGCCAGAGGCAAGTGGTGATTGAGATGTTGAGGGAGATGAACAGAGATAGATATAAAGCCTTACAATTACTAGCAGATCATTTACGCACTCCATCCAAAGATCTATCTTTAGATGCAATTTTTAATGATGTTAAAGATGAGGATCTTAAATGGGTGACAGAAAAAATTCATTATTATTTATTAAGACTTCTTGAAGAAGTAGACTATGAAAAAGAAGACGAGGTGGAGTTAGTTTCATTAATGGATTAATCAATACATTTGTGTAAGTTTATGCAGCATAAAGTTTCTACAAGGTTGCAAGGTACATGTGATTCACTGCGAGCAAGATTTACTAGCAAATTTAATTGAACTCTCTCCAAAAAACGCTCGCCACAAATTTCGACAATGTATATTTGAATCTTGGGAATGGAAGTGTGCTTACTGTGATAAAGAATTAGATAATAAAACAGCGACTATCGATCATATACTTCCAAAATTTAAAGGTGGACATAATGTCAAATCAAATATGATCTGTTCCTGCTCTAAATGTAATAGATTAAAAGGATCACATTTACTAGAAGATTGGTACAATCCAACATATAAGTTTTACCAAGAGGAGAGACTTGATAAGATAAAACAGTGGATGGATCAAGACAGCTCTATCAAAATCCTTTCCCCAGACAAAGCAACACCTTATATTACAAATGATTTCTACATCGGATGGGTCGCTTCCTGAAGAAGAGGCTAAAGCATTTGCAAAGCAATATGCAGCAGAATTGCAGCAAGAACAACAAGAAAAGAATGATGCTTTAGTTCAAGCAAGAGGAATTAAAGAAGGAGATACTGCTTTATATGGAAAACCAGGGCAAGATTTAAAATCTAAGATACAATCAGGACAGATAAAGATTACTTAATGTCCAATGTTAATCCAAAGGATGCTCAATTAGTAAATGAGCATCTTGTGCAGTGTTTAAGAGATTCTGTAATGGTTCAGAATCAAACTCAAGTAGTTCATTGGGGATTACTAGGTTCAAAATTTTATTC